AAATACTATCCGTCTTAACCGTAATAAGTTTGCGGATAAGTATGGTGAGATGGTTATTTGTTGTGATAGTAAAAAGTATTGGAGACGTGATGTCTTTCCCTACTATAAAGCTAGCCGTAAAAAAGATAGAGAAGCATCTGGTGTAGACTGGACTACTATGTTCAATACATTATCTGTTGTACGTCAAGAACTTATGGATAACTTTCCTTATAAGACGCTTATGGTAGAAGGTGCTGAAGCTGACGATATTATCGGTACTCTAGTACATAAGTATAATCAGTATGAGAAAGAGATTTTAATCTTATCTAGCGATAAAGACTTTATGCAATTACAAGTATATGATAATGTAAAGCAGTATAGTCCTGTACATAAGAAGTTTATTCGTACTGCTGATGCTGAGCTATATCTAAAAGAGCATATTATTAAAGGTGATCGAGGTGATGGTATTCCTAACGTTGCATCACCCGATGCTGTGTTTGTGACAGGTGGTCGTCAGAAACCTATGCGTAAAAAGCTAATTGAACAGATTGCTAATACTAATGTATTTACTGCTGGTGAAGTTAGTGAAGAGATTAAACGTAACTTTGCTCGCAACAAACAGCTTGTAGATCTATCTGAGACACCTAAAGAGTTGCAAGATGAGATTGTTAGCGCTTATACTAACTATGATGTAAAAGATCGTAGTAAACTTTTTAACTACTTTGTCGAAAATAAACTGAAAAACCTTATGGAAAACTTGAGTGAGTTCTAATGAATTTAAGCATACATGAACAATTAAAAACCGTAGAAAAGCAAACTACAAAAAAAGATAAGATTGCTAAACTACAAGAATATTTCAAAGAATCTAGAGCATTAGCTATTATTTTAGATGTTACGTTTAACTCTAAAATTAAATGGTTATTGCCTCCAGGTACTCCTCCATATCACTCAAACGATAGAGATATGGATTTACAGCATGTTCTTAAAAACGAAGCTCGTAAACTACAGTACTTTATAAATACTCGCGAAGGTAATAACATGAAGCCTTTGCGTCGAGAAATGATGTTTATAGAATTATTAGAATCAGTAGATCATTACGATGCTAAACTATTAATTGCAATTAAAGATGGTAAACTACCATACAAAGGTATTACTAAAAGCTTAGTACAAGATGCATTTCCAAATGAAACCAAAAACTGGTAAAACGTTTAAAAAAGACAAATCAGAATTATGGGATGATGAATTATCATCACAAAACACTAAAAGAAAAAACGCATTTGAATCGAAACGTCGTTTTAAGCAAAAATTGAGAAGAGTAATTGATGATGGTGACTACGACGAGCTCGAAGAACACTACCAATAGAGCTTTTATAATTGGTAATGGAAAATCAAGAGAAGGTTTTGATTTAGAACAGTTGCGTCCATATGGTCAAATATATGGATGTAATGCTTTATATCGCGATTTTAGACCTGATTGGCTAATTGCTATTGATGAAGCAATTACAAAGGAAATCCAAGAGAGTGATTTTCCTAAAGAAAAATTTATTCATCCTATAATGGAAGAACAGTTTGAACACCCGGAGTTTAATCCGTTTACTAGACTGCGTTCTAACGCTGGGATGAACGCAATGATAGAAGCTTTAAGACATGGTAAGCGAGAGCTTATCTGCTTAGGGTTTGACTTTATGATAAACGATGATCTGTCTATTAGTAATTTATATGACGGAACTAACGCGTACGGACCAGAGACGAGAACTAGTGTAGCTGATAATGTTCGTAGAGTCAAATATCTAGATTGGTTTGCTACTAAAAATAATGTAGCTCAATTTAAAATGATACTACCACGACAAAAAAATCTTAAAGTGCATAAAATGAGCTCAACAAATGTACGTGGTATGTTTATAGACCAATTAATGGATTATTTAAAAAAATGATTGATAGCCATTTTAGTGTACCCGTCTACAGCTCTGTAGTTGAAGATAATCTGTTTAGTGTACTTAAAAATGATGTTTACAGTTATATTCAAAACAATGAAGCTAAGATAAACAATTTTAATACTTCAGATTGGGATTGTAATACTATATCAAGTATTACAGCCGAAGAGCAATTTAAAAGTGAAGCTTTAGAAAATATACTAAAAACTCATTTTAATTCTTATTTAACTGATCTTAACGTAGCAGCACATGTGACAACCTCTGGGATGTGGGTAAATATTGCAGACCCGGGCTCATATCAAGAGCAGCACAATCATATAGGAAATAATAATATTTTTTCTGGTGTCATTTGGATAGACGCTAAAGAAGATTCTGGAGATTTAATTTTTAGAAATCCCTATAACAATCTTTTAAATATTTTACCAAAAAATACTAATATACATAGCCGGGTAATTTATAGACCTTATGAAAAAGGTATCTGTTTGTTCCCAGCATTTCTAGAACACTCAGTACGCGTAAATAAAAGTGGCTCTAGAAGAATTTCTGTTAGTTTTAATATAGCACAAATTATAAATAAAAATGTCTGATATGGAGATTTGATGCCTAGATATACTTTCCAAGACACTGAAACTGGCGAAACCTGGACTGAAATATGCTCCTGGGACGATCGCTGCGCTTTCCTCGATGAAAATCCTCACATTAAAACTATAATTGTAGGGGCTCCAGCTTTAGTTGGCAGCCGCTATACTAGTGGCATCAAAAATGATGATGGGTGGAGTGAAAACTTGTCTCGTATTGCTGAAGCACATCCTGGAAGTGCTTTGGCAGCTCAGCATGGATCAAAAGATAGTAAAACAGTGAAAACTAGACAAGCAGTTGAAAGATGGAGGAAGCAAACTGGTAAAACTTAACCCATAAGAGGTACTACTATGCATAAAATTGCTGTTGAACTAATCGAAGACCAATTTGATAGAGATGTTGAAAAAGCAGTAACAAGAGCACAAAGAAAAAGACTAAGAAAACAGAAGTACCAACAGAAGAAGCAATTGATAGATATAACGACTATTGATCCTCGCACCGAAAATCAAGCAAAAGTATTTGACGCGTTTGATGAAGGTGATAATTTATTACTCCACGGTGTAGCAGGCACCGGTAAAACGTTTGTATCAATGTATCTTGCACTAGATGACGTATTTAACGGAGATGATTTAAAAAGATCAGTTACAATTATTAGATCAGTTGTTCCAACAAGAGATATGGGTTTCCTACCAGGGAAAGAAACAGAAAAGACTGCTGTATATGAACAGCCTTACCAAGCTATCTGTAAAGAATTGACTAACAGAGGTGATGGATATGATGTTCTTAAACAGCGAGGAGTAATTAAATTTACTACAACCTCTTACATTAGAGGGTTAACATTAGACAATACTATTGTCGTAGTAGATGAGTGTCAGAATATGACATTCCATGAGCTAGACAGTATTATTACAAGGGTTGGTGAAAATACTAGAATTATCTTCTGCGGTGATTTTAGACAAACTGACTTAAATAAACCGTACGACCAATCTGGAATAAAAGAGTTTATGAGCATTCTTAGAAAGATGAATGGTTTTAGCTCTGTTGAATTTGATTATGATGATATTGTGAGATCAGGCTTGGTTAAAGAATATATAATGGCTAAAGACGAAGTAAATGATTTTCAAACATGTAAAACCGCCTGAGTTACAAGAACTAGAAACAGAAACGAAAGACGGAAAAAGATTTTATGTAACACCGGAGGGTAAAAAATACCCTTCGGTTACTACAGTATCTTCTTTTCATTCAGCAAAAGATATTCAGAAATGGCGTAAAAGAGTTGGTGAAGAAACTGCGAACAAGATATCTACGCAAGCTGCTACTAGAGGTACAGCAGTCCATAAACTTTGTGAAGACTATCTTGACAACAATGTAGAATATTTAGACGGGCATATGCCCGTTAATATTCAAGCGTTTAACTCAATTAAACCTCTTTTAGACGAACATATTAATAATATTGTAATGCAAGAATGTCCTCTCTATTCTGATTATCTAGAAGTAGGAGGGCGTGTCGATTGTATTGCTGAGTGGGACGGAGTTTTATCTGTTATTGACTTTAAAACCTCTCGCAAAACGAAGAAGAAAGAGTGGATTAAAGGTTACATGATGCAAGAATCTGCCTATTGTGTTATGTTTGAAGAACGTACTAAGATTCCTATTAGACAAATTGTCACTGTTATTACAGTAGATAATGAAGAACCTCAAGTATTCATAGAAGATAGAGATAATTATATTTGGGACTTTATAGATGTAAGAAAGCAGTTTAAGTCTTACTACGGTTCTTAACATATTCAATATAGTTATGAAGTCGTCCTCTCCGCCACCCTGGAGGTATTTCACCATAACATCTTTTTTCTTCTTTAGTAAAAGCATTACAAATCCAAAACCATCCACCTTTGTTATTGTTGTTAATTGATTTAAGAAGTTTAGTTTCTTCTGTATCTTTAACACCTTCACGGTGATGTTTATGGTATTTGTAATGCTCTTTTAATTTGGCTGATTGTTCTTTTTTAAATTTTTCTGATTTAGGTTTACCATATTGACTATTTCCTGCTCCTTTAGTAGCTTCAGACATCTTACGACGAGTCTCTGCTGATCTACGAATAGGAGCTTTACGTTCAATTCGTTTAGTGACCCAGTGGTTAGGTTTAGCTTCTGCTCTGTTGTATAACTCACATCTATACTGTTTTTTATACATATCAGCACGAAGAAGAAGCTTTTCCAGCACAGCGTTTGATTCTAAAAGTTCAAGAGAACGTGCATTTTGCACTGATTCATCTAGAATCAGCTGTTTTTCAGTGTTATCATAATACAAATAAAACATAACTTATTGATTTTTAACGAAACCTTTTTTCCAAAAACAGTTGCCTTTTGTTGATACTTAGCTTATATTATATGTATCGATAGAGGAGATATATGATGTTTACTTACAGTGATGATCTATTCAGCGACCTTTTCAAAGACGTTAATGGCTACCGCCCTCGCGGAGCTCTGATGGATGAGTGGAATGAACGTACTCCTCGTCAGAAGCAAGAGCTTTGGAATGCTCTTTGTGATGAGCTTGAAGAGAACGAGAAGGCCGCTCGTAAAGCTGAGGCTAAAAACCTTGATGAGTTCCGTGATAATGTTCGTAAAGTTATACGCATCTGTAGCTGTAACTGGGTTAAAGCAGTTAAGTATCTAGCTGAAGCAGATAAAACAGAAATTGATCGTAGCGACCAAGATTTCGATTACTTCTTGTGGACCCAAGGCCTTGGTTTTCAGGACCGTCAAAACATCTATAAGCTTTATAAGGAGGCTGCGTGATAGAAAAGATATATGAGTGGGCGTATGCTAAGTATGGGTATACGCCTTTAGAATTTAGAAAGGCATGTTGTGAGGGGAGACTATCAGCTCATGAATACTATATTGAAGCGGGATTTTTCGATGACGATGAACTCAGAAAAATGGGCAGAGCGCCTAAAGCATCTTGAATTAACTCATCTTGAAATGGATTCTCAGATCAAAAAGATGGAGCAAATGAAACTTGATGATTTGCTAATTCGAGATATGAAAAAGAAAAAGCTTAAGCTTAAAGAGCAAATTGAAAACATTCGAAAAGATTTGAGTATTTAAGCTTTTTTGTGAAAAAACAGTTGCAATTTATGTCTAACGATACTATATTATATGTATCGATAGAGGAGATAATGAAATGACTGATCTATATAATGATATTGAAACGCTCGGTGAAGCTCTTCAACTTCTAAGCAAGCGCACTGAAGAAGATACTTTCATGGCGTATCGTTCTATTTCTCAGCTTCTAAAGCAAAAAGCTCGTGAAGTAGCTGAGTTTGAAAAGCATTTTGATGCTCAAGCTCAGGTTTATGAAGACGGTGTTGCAGAAGGACAGGTAGCGTAATGTGGTATGTTGAAACTTCTTATGTAAAAGGTGAAACTCTTAAATGGGTTGGATTGACTAAAGAGCAAGCAGATGAGATTTATCGTCAGCACTCTGGCTGGTCCAGTGGTTCTATTTACTGTCGTTCAGGTCTAATGGAGTATATGTAATGTTTGCTTATTGTTATTATATCGCTGATCGTATTAACGCTCATCTTAGCGGTGATGTGGTAAAC